CGCTCATGGTCGGGTAGTCCAGGGCGGGGGTCTGGTTGGGCCGGACTCGCCGGGGGAACTTCTGCACGGGCCACGGGGGATCAACCACCACCGTCTCATACTGGCCCGGTGTGGTTGGCATGTTGGCGTACTGAGGTCGGACTCCAGTGTTTGACATGATCACCTCCGTTTGACAATGGACTTAACAGGTAACGATTTCACACAAATCCCCTCTAAGGGCCACAAGGCGGTTGTCAGTTCCAGTTGGTGGGTTTGGCGGTGTCGGTGGCCCAGCGGTCGGCCAGGGCGGCCACGTCCCGGTCGGTGACTCTCATGCGGACACGGTCCAGGCGGTTCCTACGGTAGCAGACGGGCCGGCCATCCGTGGCGGGGATGACCACCTCCCGGTTGAAGGCCGGTTCGCAGTCTTCGCAGGTGTGCCGCCAGTGGCCCTGGAACTCGAAGCGGGCCGCGATCTGAGAGTGAGTCAGGGGCCGTCCGCACATCCAGCAGCGGGCGATCACCACGGTATCATCCCGGCGGGTTCGGGGTCGGGAGTGAGCCGTGAAACCGAAGGGCTTCCGGGGCGCGCCGCCCGTGCCTTTCCGAGAGTAGGGCAGGGGCCGGTAACGCGGCTCAGCAGTAGGGGCGGGGGGGTTCGGAGTCATTGTCATCGTGAGCCTCCTTTCAAAACTTTCAAAACTTTCAAAACTTTCAAACCTTTCAAAAGAGGATCAACCCGTAGACGGATTCTGGAAGGCCAGGTTGGCATAGTGCCTGGGCTTCCCGTAAGGTCGAACAGTACGAACACGGTTTCCAAAAATCTGAGTGATGGCGGTACCGACCTGGGTACGGGAGAGGGGGGTCAGACCCTCGTCGGAACACCAAGCCTGGTACTTGCGCCAGATGGCCTCCTTGGAGGTAAGCGCGTCGGGGACGTAAGCCAGATGCTTGCGTGCGAACACCAGGGCCGAGTTGGACCGGACCCGGAAGGCGTTCAGGGCCTCGGAGCCTACGGCGCTGGTCGTGAAATGGCCCTGCTGTCGGAGTCGCTGGAGCCCGGCGATGGCCCAGTTGAGAATGCCGGACAGCTCAGTGAGGAGCTGGGCTTCGAGGGTGGGGTCTTCACGACCCTCGCATGAGTTCATGAACGGCAGGAACAGCAGCCGGCTGGCCAGGGCACCTTCTCGGTCGTCGAAGGAGGGCTCCTCGTTGGTGGCAATGATGATGCGACAGGTGAGCCGCACGGAAATCTCGGGCTTGTACTTGCGGTTGATGGGCACCACGTCACCACCGGAGATGGCCTTGAGGCGTTCCAGGACGCGCCGGGCAGGCAGATCGCCCATGTGGGCGTCCCCGAAGACGGCCACCGTTTTGTGCAGGAAGTTCTGAAGGCCGAACGGCTGGATCAGGCTGGAGAACTCGGAGCCTACGTGGTTGTGCTCGCCCACCAGGGCACGCAGGACGGTGGTGGTGGTGCCCTTGCCGGAGCGTGGAGGCCCATGCAACAGGAGGATTTTCTGGTAGCAGGTGTCCGGGGTAATGCACAGGCCGAACCATTCCTGGAGCAGGGCGATGCGTTCGGTGTCGGCGTCCAGGGCTTCATCCAGGAAGGCCAGCCACCGGGGACACTGGGCCTCGGGGTCATAGATGATGGGCAGGGCGTTGGGCGTGAACCAGCGGGGTGTGTGGGGCTGAAGGGCTCCCAATTTCCCCTCCGGGGTGGTAGCGGTGGCCGCCGCTTCCACGTCGAGCAGCCCGTTGGTCAGGGATACGATGTTGGGGTCAGACTCTCCGGTGTCCACCCAGAAGGGGGCGTCAGGCGGGTCCTGGACGCGGCCGGTATCGCACAGGGCACACAGGGCCTCGTAGACCCGGTCCCGGTCCCGGTCGGTGGCGTTCCCTCCGGTGTGCAGGATCAACCACCGATAGATGGCATTCTTGGCGCGGCCTTCGGGCAGGGAGACGTAGTGGTCCCCTTGCCAGGCCCAGAAGCCCCCCTGCCAGAGCTGGAGACTGCGGGTGCCCTGGTGGAGCCACTGGTCCTCCAGGTACAGCTCCGCAACCAGAGCGGGCTTTTTCAGCTTTGCAGCAGTAATCAACGGCCCGTCAATGGCGGGCGCGTCTTCTGTGTCTGTCGTGCTGGCAGGCGTCATGCCTACCCCCCTTCCTCGCCCTCGGCCCAGACTTCGACCGGGGGGACTACACACCGCGTCTACACACCTCGTCTACACACCTCTCAACTACACACGGGCTTCTCTCCCCCCTCGACTGCGTCAGGCCGGTCTTGCCCCGGCCAGCAAAAGGACCCAGGCGGGACTCGAACCCGCGACCTGTGCTCATGCTGCCCAAGAATGCCAAGAGTGAGCACCACTCTACCGACTGAGCTACTGGGTCCCCGTCGCAGAATCTGAGACCAATCACCTCCAGTTCACTGACTACGTCTGCGACTTGGTGAATGTTGTGGGGGCGGGCGTCCGGTTGTACCTTCGGCCCGCCCCTGCACGGGCCTCCACTATCTCTTCAGGCCGTCAGCGACCGGGTGGACCACGTTGGACCCAGGGTTGCACCCCTCGGGGTGGCGCGTCACCCCGTTGTTGATTTCCTTCAGGTCCATATCCAGCCACATGATGGCCTCTTCGATTTTGGTGATAGCCAAGCACCGCTCGCGGCTGATACGACAGCCGGGTCCCCAGCGGGTCCAATACTTCAAATCCTGCAGGATGGCATCGAGCTGAGCCCGCCAGCCCTTGTCCTGCTGGATTTTGCGGTCCTTGGTCTCCTCGGGAGACATCGGTTGTTCGTTACACACTGGATGGTTCCCCTTTTGGGCCAGCCGTGCGCCGGGTTCAGGCGGCGTCGGCGTAGACTTCGTTCACGTACACGTTGGTGGCGGTCTTGATTTCGTTGGTGTTCTTGTCCTTGTACTGGCGGTTCTTGACCACCACCCTGACCATTGCCCGGCCGGTCATGCCCTTGACCGTCTCCAGGTCATCCCGCAGAACGGTGGAGGGCTCGCCGATCATGGTCTCGATGAAGCCCTTGAGGCGGCCGAAGGCGCGGGCGTCCCGGTTGCTGTAGAACTCGCCCTCGAAGGTCTCGCCGGCCAACTGGCCCTCGGCAATCTCGAAGACGGGCACCAGGTACAGGTACTTGGTTTTGGCCGCGTCCTTGGTCTCGGCCACCCCGGTCTTGAGGTCTTTGAAGATGCAATCGTACTCGCCCGGATCGGGCATCCAGCGCCGGTCGGAGGACACCTTCTCATAGGCCTCCTGGCAGGCGGCCACAAGCTGCTCGAACATGGCATCACTGACTTGCTCGGTCATCTGCATGTCTCCTCTCAAAAATCCTCTCATAAATTGACAGTTGGGTCTACACAACCCCACTATTTCTGTCCCCCGAACGCCGGGGGTTCACGCTCATTCACTTCACTTCACTTTCTTCACTTCACTGCACTTCACTTCACTTCATTCACTTCACCTCACTTTCTTCACTTCACTGCACTTCACTTCACCTCGCTTCACCTCACTGCACTTCACTGCACTTCAGGCGACACCTCGCACTTCTCGGTCGGCGAGTCCGGCGGTGTAGCCGTCGTCGTAACCGGCTTCGTAGCGGGCGGAGGCGTCGGCCTGGGACACGTAGCCCAGGCTGCGGAAAATCTGGAGCACCTCGGTCTTGCGGAGGCGGCGTCCCACCTGGCGTTCCGCTGCGTCCCAGGCCAGGATGAAGTCCAGTTCGTCCCCCGAGATGGTGCCTTGTACGGCGTCCTGCTCGGTGTGGCAGCTTTTGCGGCCGTTCCTGTGCGGATTCAGGAACCCGAGGCAGTCCGTAGGCAACTTCACGCAGTGTCGGCAGCGGGGTTTCTTGTCGGATGTCATGCGGACTCCTCCTCCGCCCAGGGGGCGACGTTGGGGTCCTGGCCCAGTGAGGCACGGACCCGGCGGACTTCGGCTCGGTAGGCACGGGCGTAGGTCTGCCAAGCGTCGGCCAGGGGCAACTGGAGTTTGTCTGGGATTTGGACCCGGCAGCCCCGCTCGGGGTTCTCGGGGGTGGGGATGGATCGCAGGAGGACCTCGGTTTTGGTGACGCGGTTCTCCTTGTCGTCCACCATGATGGTCTTGCCGTTGAAGGTTTTGGCGACCTTGGCCGGCACGCTGATGGAGGTCAGGCTGATCTGCAATATTTGGTCCACCTTCATCAGCAGGCCCTTGTGGAAGGAGTCGCTGATGCGGGGACGGATGATGAGCTGGGAGTCGTCGCCGTTGTTCAGGGTCTTCTCGCCCAGGTGGGCCACGATGATAAGCCCGTAGCCGGCCTCTTCGAAGTCCTGAAGCTCCCGCATGAGCCGCTCCAGGACACGGTTATACCCTGCGCCGCGGCTCTTATAGTCGCCGATGTGCTCGACCCCGACCTCCCGGCAGAAGTCCGTGATGAGTAGTTCAATGAACATGTCGATGGAGTCGAACCCGATGGTCTTGAACTGGGGGTCCTTGGTGGAAGCATCGGCGATGAGCTGGGCCTTGATCTTGGCGTAGCGTTCGAGGACGGGCAACTTGAGCCAGGCCCGCTCCGCTTCGTAGGCCGGGGTGCCCGGCTCGGCGGTGGCGGTGGCCGACAGGTTGCACACGTAGGCACGGGGAGCCATGACGGCATTGGCCCCGCCCTCGAAGTCCAGGATGCAGGCGTCCGGGTTGGAGGCCGCAAACGAGGACTTGAACTGCTTGCGGAGGCCCAGCAGGTAGATGCGGGCACGCTCCGGCAGCCGGGGGTTGTAGCCGTAGGACACGGACAAGCCCTGGAAGGCGGCCTTGAGCGGCTTGGGCCTGAACGGGCTGACCAGGGTCTGGGGGGCCTCCTGGGTGGAAGCCTCGGGAGCGGGGGCCGGGTTGGCAAGGTCCGGCCCCTGCTCGACCGAAGGCTGAACGGACGGTGTAGTGCGTCCGTTCCCGCTGGGAGGTGTGTTTGAGTTGCGTGGGGACATTCGGTTCACGGTTCGCATGGGGTCACTCCTCTTCACTGTTAAAGGGACGGAAAGATTGCACGTAAGAGGTCTGTATCATCTGAGGCCACTCCTGGAAGCGGTGCTCCGACCGGCACAGTGGCAGGTAGGGGCAGGGCTTGCGGCCGAATTTGAAGCAGCCCGAGTCATCACGATAGAAGCGGCACAGGTCCAGGTCGGCCGTGCTGTAGCGATTCAGTTGGTGGACCTGCACCAGGAGTTCTTCGTCCAGCACGGGGCCGGTGTGACGGACCACGCTCTGGAGGATGGGGGGGTCGTTGGGGTCCTTGAGGGCCTGCTCCTGATACCATTCGCGGACCCGCTGCACGTAGGCGTCGAAGTCGGCGTCCTTGGCGCAGAAGCGGATGGTGGGCTTGCGGACGATGTTGTGCATGGTGCCGCCCAACTTCACAGGGGGCTCGCCCTCGGGGGTCTCGGCGTCCATGTAGGAGGCCCATACCCACTTGTAGAGGCGAGGCTGGAACTCGAAGGGCATGGTCTCGCTTCGGACCTTGGGGCTCAGGCTGGTGGTCTTGTGATCCACGATCCAATATTCGTTGGTTCGCAGGTTCTTGAGCAGCAGGTCCACCTGGATCACGAGGGGCACCGTGAGTCCGGGCACCTTGATGGCGTACTCCCGCTCGACCTCCACGATCTTGTAGGTTTTGAGCAGGGTCTCCAGGGGATAGAACTCGAAGAACGCCAGGACCATCGCATGGGCCAGCTTGGCATCCTGCTCCACGGTGGCGGCCTGCTCCGTGAACGTGCGCCCATTCGGGAGGAGGCCCGTGCCGGTGTCAGTCAGCTCGCCCAGGGCCTCCACCTGCTCCCTCACGAGGTGGGCCAGGATGCGGCCCAGGTCGTCCAGGCTGCCACCCTTGTAGATGGCGGCCATAAGCTGGTGGAACATATCGCCCGTAAACAGGGCGGGCTCGTAGCCGGCCACCTGGAGGCCGAGCCGCTCCCTGAACATGAACTTGCGGGGGCACTCCCGGCAGGTCTTCCAGGCGCTGCTCCTGATGGGCGGCTGGGCGACCACCAGGTTGGCGTTCTTCCAGAAGGGGCCGTGCAGACGCTCCTTCATCTGGTAGACGGTGGCTCCCTGCCGGGCCTCGGTGATACCCCGCAGCTCCAGGGACTCGTGATCCCAGTGCAGGATGGGGTTGCCCTTGACCTGGAGTTTGCCCTCCTCCTTGCGGGGCCTGCCCTTCTTGTGCCGGGGCCTGAACGCGGGATCTGCGACAGCAATAGGATTAGCCATTGTTCACCTCCTGCGGGGACGGGTGGCCGAATCGGCGGGCCTTCTCCTGGATGACTTCGTCCAGGCAGCGGATGTAGCCGGCGGCGTCCACGCGGTTGTCCCGGTGGGGCCTGTGCTGCTCACGGGACAGTTTCACCAGGACCATGAAGAGGACGCCTTGCTCCACGGTCAGGTTGTGCCCGGTCAGGGCGTTGAAAGCGGCCACGGTTTTGCCATAATCGTCGAGGGGTTCTCCATAGGCTTTATTCCGATCCCCCGAGGTCAGCTTCATCGCCTCGGCTAAAATGCTTTCTTCGTTAGGCAACATGCTTGGTCTCCTGTGGCAAGAGATGCTTCCATCTCCGATCTGAAACAATGCTTGGTTACGACGCACCCCTCTCTGCGCAGGCCAGCATGAGGCGGATGAGTTCCGCCCCGAGCTGGGTACGCCGCTTGGGAACGCGGTGAGTCCCGGCCCAGATGACGGTCAGGCGGGGACAGTCCACGACCAGACGCCAGAAGGCACTCATGGCATCTTCGGGGGTGGCCACGCGGTTGCCCCCGTCGTACTTGAAGGAGCCAGTCTGGTGCAGCGAGCTGTCCAGCAGGAGCACGGGGTAATCGCAGCCCGTGCTGAACTTGGCCCAGGCGTGGCTGAAGCGGACCCGGTCGTTACGGCTGAGCAGGTTGGCGGCCAGCTCGTCCACCCCGGCCTTGCGTTCCACCACGCAGCACTTGGGGTACTGGGCCAGGCGGTAGTCCCCGTAGGGCAGCCGCTTGGAGACCGTCTTGATGCGGACCACCTCGCGGGAGCCCCGCTTGGGCGTCCACACCAGGGTGGCCGGAAAGGACACCGGGTTCTGCTCTCGACAATCCACTTCGACTACCACGTTGCGGGCCATGCTCATTACTCCTGACGGGGAACATCCAGCTCCCACTCCTCAACTCACTCAAAAGATGCCATCACGTGATGCTTCCGACGCAAGGCAGGCGGACGTTATCCCGGGTGGCCTTGAAGAACTTGGAGAGGGTGTTCTTGATGGAAGCGAACACCTCCTCGGTGGGGCGGGCGGCATTGATGACGCAGATGCCCCGCTCCAGGTCTTCGTAGGTGTCATCCACCCAGTCGTGGTCGAACGCCAGGTGAGCCATCTCGTAGTAGCGGCGGCGGATCTTGTCGTAGTCCGCCTGAGTGATTCGATCCACGAGACGGTGGGTGCCGGTAGCGGCCTCCCGCATGCTCAGGCGACGGGTGAACTCCTGGAAGGGCAGGTCCAGCACGAGGGTCAGGTCGGGCATCACCACCAGGGTGTCCATCGAAACCGCTCCCAGCATGGCTGCCAGGTGCGGATCGTCCTTGCCCTGGAAGGCCAGCGTGCTGTGCGCCCAGCGGTCGCAGACTACGTCATGGCCTGCGGCGAGCCAGGCGTCGATCTTCTCGGACAGGTGGACGCGGTTGGCGATGTAGGCCATGCCCGTGTCCAGGGGAGGGGCGAACAACGGCCTCGAGTCCTCCACGCACTCCTGGCAGTCACCGCACTCGCATATAGCGGGCTCCTCGGAAGGCAAGCGCCGGGCTTCGCGGACGGCCCAGGCAGACAGGGTGTGCTGGGGCGCACCGTAGGGGTCCGCGGTGGTTCGCGGCACCCGGCCGGTCAGCTCGTGCAGGGCCAACCCCGTCGAGAACAGGTGGGTGGTCTTACCCGCACAGGGCATGCCCTCGAGCACCACGAACACGCCTCGTTCCACATCGGCCGGCATGGATTCACACGCGGTTGACATCACTTGTCCTCCTGGTTGGTGTCGTGGGATGACTGGAACACGAAGCACTGCAGCTCCTGCAACATGCCGGTGATGAAGTCGGAGAGTTCCTGCTGGCGGGAGCCGTCCACCGTCGACTGGAGACCGGGGCGGATGGGGTCGGGGTCGGGATACTCCCCGCCCAATTTCCACACCTTGGCCATCGTGATGAGGGTGCTGTAGTCCTCCACGATGGCGGGGCCGATCTTGTCCAGCCGTTCGATGCACTCCTTCAGCTCCTTGGCCATCACAAAGCAGCCCTGGTCCTCCAGGCAGTCAGAGGCGTCCGCCAGGCCGGTCTTGATGATGGCCAGCTCGGCGGTGATCTCGTCGGCGGCGACGAGCTGGAGTTTGCGTTTGGCCTCCTCGTCCGGGAAGAACCAGGGGTAGCCGGCTACTATCCAGCGATTGAACAGCCCCTGCTCCTTGCGGGCGGCCTTCCGCCTCTTCGTGTCGGGGTCGGGGGGTTTCGGGGTACTCATAGTATCTCCTCGTCAGGCAAAAGGATTCCAAGGCTCGTACCAACATTCACACGAACATTGGTACGAACCGAACAAGCCAAACAAAGCATGACCGTAGGGGTAGCGTAGTTCCCGACGACTGGATTTCCTGGCGGGATTTTGCCCGTGTGTGCGGGCGTTTGTGTGTGTGTATGTGCTGCCAACAGACTATATACACCAAGTCCGGCCGCCGGGCAAATATTTTCGGCGATTTTTCTACAATTCTTTTTAGAGGCTGTCAGAACCCGCCGCCGCCACCCGCCGGGCGGGGCTGAGGCCAGGGCCGACCGCCAGGCCGACCGCCAGGCCGACCGCCAGGCCGACCGCCAGGCCGACCGCCAGGCCGACCGCCTTACCTGCGCGCGCGCCGGCGCGCGCGCGTGCGGGTGCGCGCGCGAGTACTGATTCCACCAGCTCGAATAGACGGTACACCGGATAGCTTCCCATCGTGCTGACCGCCAGCAGAACCCACAGCAGGTTCTTGTCCACGGGCCGCTCCGACTGATCCACGCTGGAGTTCTGGGTGTTGCCCGTACCACTCTGCACGTTGGTGTTCCTGGTGTCCTGCTCCCGCCTATAGGACGCTTCGAACTCCGCGACCTGGGCCTTGGCTTCCGCCTCCACCCGAGCCTTCGCCTCCGGGTTCACCGTAATTGGCTGGACCCTGGCCTCCACCCCGGGTGCTATGCGCACGGCTTCACGCTCCACGCAGCCGGATACTGCCACCAGGACGACAGCCATCCCCGCACACAGCAGCACGAGAACCGCAACCAACTGAAGTAAGTCTTTCATCAGCTTGCCATCCTTTCTGAACAGCGTTCAAAGCTGTCGTCGTACATACGGAAGAGCTCTACGTGGGCGGACCAGCAGCGGGTCATGCGGGGGGACTTCACAGGCAGGGCCTCGCCCACCACGACCGCCTGGCCCCACAGGGCTTTGCGCTTGCGGGACATGTAGTCGGCGTCCATCTGTCGCAGGGTGCCGGCGTTGGCATAGTAGTAGCGAAGCGGCACGCCCACGCCCTTGCGGCACTGCATGATGGCGGGGGTGGGGCGGTGCGTGTGGCCCAGGACGGTCAGGCCGTACTCATTGCCCAGGTAGAGGGCCTGGTTCTCGTCGCCGCTGCCACTGTGCTCGTAGCCGTGGGCGAAGCAGACCTGGCCGATGCGGAAGCAGCCCTGGACGCGACAGTATTTGTACTGGGCGGCGATGTGCCAGTGAGCCAGCTCGGGCTGGTTCCTGGGATCGGCCCAGTTGCACACGTCCCGGACAGCCTTATCCAGGCGGCCGGGACGCATGATGTTGTCCTCGTGATTGCCGGGCAGGTAGACCAGCCGGCAGCCTTTGGGGGCGGCCTCACGAACGGCCTGCTTGAGTTTGCAATGGGTGTCGTACTCGTGCCGGAGGGTCCATTCGGCCTCGTGGCTATCCTTGAATTTGGACGCGGCCATTGCCTCGATTGAATCCCCCAGGTCCACGATCACGTCCGGCTTGTGGGTTTCGACCTGGCCGATCATCCAGTTGAAGGCGGCCATGTCTGTGAGAGGTGCATGCAGGCATGAATACGCCAGCCACTTGACGGGTTTCATTCGTGCTCCCTTTCAGCCCTTCAGCTTAGACAAGGAACGGGGCGACTTCAGGACTTGCCCTCCGTCGCCCCAGTTCCCGACCCCGAAAAACTCTCTCCCCTCCTATCCCCTCCCCCCGGATGTCCCCTTGGGTGTCCCCTTGGATGTCCCCCCCAACATCCACGACTTGGGCTCCCCTCTGACTACCCGCAGGCTTAGGCTTAGGCTTAGGCCTAGCTTAGGCTTAGGCTTAGGCTTAGCTTAGGCTTAGCCCTGGATCACTGCTCGAGTTTGCACCTGCCGTTCGAGCAGATCACCTGTGACTTCACCGACTTCACCGACTTCACCGGCTTGGCCGGCACCTCCTCTTTCTAGATGGCGGCCGGCTGGGTGGCCGGGGGCTTGCGGTTGACGGGTGGATCAACGGTGGAGGCCTGGCCCTGGTCGGCCTGGTTATGCCCCGTGAGCTGGCCGGCAACCCCCTTGGCCCTCATAGAGAATCGACCCTGGAAACCGTTCACCAGGAAGCCGTCAACCTGGGCCTCCCAACCAGGTTCGATGCCCTGCACCCCGCCTTGAATCGTGGCGGTGCGGGTGCTGGTTTCCTCGATGGCCTTGGCCACGGCCGGCGCGACCACCTTGTCGATGATCTGGTTGGACGTGCGTTCGAGGGGCTCCATATTCGGCGAACACCCAGTCGCCAGAAGGCCCACACCTGCCAGGATAACCACACAAACCAGCTTGTTCACGGTACTACCTTCCTTTCCCTTGTAAGAGGATTTTGACATCGGAACGGATCTCTTTCTGTCCGTCCTCGATACGATCTAATCGTTTGGTCAGCTCGTCCCACCGCACGGCGTCCGTGTTGATGTGGACTTGCAGGCCGGCAGCCAGTTCGATCACGGAGGCCCTTGTGTCTGTGACGTAGTCGTAGGCTGTAACCGCCGCCCAGCCGCCCACTGGAATCCCCAGGGCGGACAGGGCGGCGATCAGCCACCCCTTTACCCCCCGGTCCCCCCCGGTCGCACCCCTGGCACCCCTAACATCCCTAGCATCCCTAGCATGTTTGGTCATCACAGGAACCCCCCTGGCATCATACTGCAATCGTAGATGTTGTAGGCTCCCCGTGAAGCACTGGCCGGACTGAGTCGCGAACCAGTACATTTATCTCATAACCCAACGGTACACGGCGTTCAAGAAGGTTTTGCAGTTTTTCATAGTATTCTGAGTGGCTGAAGCATTTCTCTATCGCCCGCATGGTGCCGGCGTACTCGCTCATGGGCCCATCCACGAAGAGGGCGTCGTATATATTCAGGCCGATACACACTTTACGGCGTCGTCGGTTGAGGGTAGCACGCAGGTTGGCCTGGATGTCAAGCAGCACGTTGGCCGCCGTGGTCTGAATGGGGAAGTTGACAATCTCGTTCCGGTAGGTTTCATCCACGGCTTTCCGGCTGCCGATGAACATGCGGGACTGGCCGGTCAGCGGGAGGGCGATCCGGCCGGTTCGCTTGGCAGTCTCGACGAGCCCCTCCTGGTAGGCGGTGACGCCGGGATAGCGGTTGTTGGACCACTCGATCAGGGCCTCGCAGACCTCCAGGGGGACGACGACGTGCAGCTTGTCGTTGATGGTGGCCTGGAGCTTGGTGGCCTGCCCCCCGTAGGCCATGAGGAAGTTCGCGTGCTTGCCGGCCTGGCGGAACAGGTCAAACCGGGGGTAGCTTCGGGGTCGGGATGAGGCCAGAAACTCCTGCATCTCGGCCACCGTGTAATACTGCTCCCCCAGGAGGATGGTGTCCTGGGCACGGGCCTCCATCAACGCGAGCAGGTGCCGCAGGATTTCCTGGGCGGTCTGGGTGTGCCGGTCGATGTTCTGCTGGTACTCCTCCATCATGCGGGGGTCACCAGAGAGCAGGGCAATGATGCGCAGCTCGATCTGGGACAGGTCCACGGAAATCAGGAAGCCGGGGTCGTAGCGGCTGGTGAAGCAGGCTTGCAGCTTCTTACCCAGCTCGGTGTGCTTGGGCAGGGTTTGAAGGGCTGGGCCTTTGGCGGTGATGCGTCCCTGAAGAGTGCCCCCCTGGGTGCCCGAGTCGAACTGGGACGGGACCGGGAACCACGAGGGGTAGGCGATCAGGGCGGCCTTGTTGGCACCCCGACCCCGAACCGGATTGGGCACCAGCCTGGACGAGACGGGGTTCTTAGCAGTGCCGTACAGCATGGGCCGGGTGTAGCTGGTGACGAGCTTCTGAAGGCCCTCGAACTCCTGCTGCTTGCGAAGGACCAGGGCGGTCTGCGAAGCGGGGTCCAGGTTCTCCAGGAGGAGGGTGGCGTTCTTCTTGTTGGTGCTGATTCGCTTCTCTGCCTCGGTGAGCTGCAGCCGGGGGTCGCCCACCAGCCCGGCCTCCTCGACGGCGCGGAGGAACAGCTCGGATTTGGCCTTGTCCGATCCCGGCCCCGACAACACAAGACCGTATTTATGGTAGCACTCGGACCAGATCAGGGCGGCCTTCAGGACGGTGCTGAAGTCCAGGGCATCCAGGGCTTCCTGGTCGAAGGCTTGGCCGTCCTCCTCCATCTGGATGCAGGTCCACAGGAGGCGGCTGTACCACCAGCGGCTGTAGTCGGACAGCTTGGCCGAGTCGGGGTAGTCCTGGCGGATACGGGCCTCCAACTCTTCGACGGCCCGCAGGGTGACGACGGCATCCTTCACGTTGTAGGAGAGGAGGCCAGGGTCATCCACCGAGGTGTAGCGGTGATGCTTGAGGGATTTACCCGTGTCGTACTTGGCGATCCGCAGCAGGGGGGCGATGGCTTTCAGGGAACGCTCGGGCCGCTGTTCGCTGTGCAGGTAGTTGAGGACAGAGACATCCACCAGGGTGATGCCGGGGTGCAGGGCACGCCGGAACCGGGGATCGGCGTCCCGCAGGTAGAGCAGATCAAACTTGATGTTCATGCCGTCCAGGCTTCCGTCGTCCCCCAGGTTGCCCAGGAAGGCGAGCAAGCGGTTGCGGTGTTCGGGGTCGGGAAACTTGAAGGCCGCCGTCTGGATGTTGTTCGAGGGGTCCCGCCAAGCCAGGGCCACGGTGAGGATGGGCTGGCGGGGCTTGTCGTAGTGGGCGGACTTGATCGGGTGGAAGCAGGTTTGCGGAGGGTTGCCGTGAGCCGCCCCGTAGGTCTCGATGTCCAGAGCCAGGTGTTTGAACTTGTAGGGGGGTACGGGCGGGCACAGGACCACCTCGGGGGTGTCCACCGGGATGGGGGGCTGGCCCGTGAGGTGGGCGTGCAGCAGCCGCAGGTGGTCACGGATGGCGGCGATCCGGGACGGGTTGCGCTTGGAGGCCAGGTTGATCGGGTGGTAGGTGCTGAAGACCGGGCAGGGCTTGAGGTGCTCGGTACCGACCCAACCCCAGTACTGAAGTTCACCTTGGCGGGCGAAGGATTCGGTGAGCCCCATGTCCAGGACTGATTCAACAGCAGCGGCCCCGGTGCAAAGGATTATCACCTCGGGATATAGTTCTTGAAGGGTGGCCACATCCTCGTACAGGTAGGGCCGGCAGGCTTTGATCTGGCCGCCCGTGGGGGTGGCGTTCTGGGGAGGCCGGCAGCGGCATGCGTTCGTGAGGTAGATGTCGGCGTAATCCTGGAAGCGCAGCAGGCCCAGGTAGACCCGGTGCAGAAAGCCACCGGACTGGCCCACGAAGCACATGCGCTTGAGGTCCTCGTTCCGGCCGGGGGCCTCACCGACCACCAGCAGGGCGCGGGACTTGGTGGGCCGGGGCGGGGTCAGATCGCTGGGCCGGGTCGCCATGCCGGGGCACTTGGCTGTCTGGTGCAGGGCGCAACGGGTACAGGTCGAGTGCTCTTGGAATACGGGTAAGTCCATGAGGGCTCCAGGGCTGTGTGGTGTAGTCTGGGGGAATTTCGTACGTGCCAAACAGTATATACACCCAGTTGACACGCCAGGCAAATAATGGGATAAGTTTTGTGGGGGGCCTTGCCTGCAAACAGCCTGCAA